CTGAAAAGAAAAAAGGCAAAATGATAAAAAGCAAAAGATAATGGCTTCTAAACGAGATAAATATATAGCTCTTTCTAAAAGAGGTGGTGGAAGAAAAGATTTTGTTAAACTATCTTTTGATGAGGGTTTTACAAAAAAAGAAACACCTGCCCCTGTAAAAAAAGGTAATCTTGCTACTAAAGCTTTTGCTAAAGCTTCTTCTTTAGATATTGATGGAGAAAAGAAAACAGAAATATTTAAAAATTTAAATAAATTAAATAAAGCAGGTAAACTAGGTTCTAAATTTATACCTGGAGTTGGAATTGCTTCATCTATTTTTGGTGCAGATGAACTAGGTGCATCAGAACGTCCTCTATCTGATGAGCAGATGTCTGAAATAAATCAAATGGAAGAATATGGAGAAAAAGAAGAATATAAAAAAGGTGGAAGAGTTAAAAAAGCTAAAGGTGGACTTATAAAAGGTTTTCCTAAAGTTGCAATAAGAGGTTATTAATGGCTAAACTTTGTCCAAGAGGAAAAGCAGCAGCAAAAGCAAAATTTGCAGTCTATCCAAGCGCATATGCAAACATGTATGCATCTGCAGTTTGTTCTGGAAAAATAGTTCCAGGCGGACGTAAGAAAAAAATGGGTGGTGGTAGTATTTCTCAAGAGAGAAAAATGGTATCTAATTATAAACAAGGTGGCGTTGCAAAAGGCTGTGGCGCTGTAATGGAAAAAAGAAGAAAAGTAACTAAAAAATATTAATATGGGCTTACGTAAATGGGTTCAAGAAAAATGGGTAGACATTGGAACTAAACGTAAAGATGGTTCTTTTGCTCCATGTGGTAGATCAAAAGGAGAGAAAAGAAAAGGATATCCAAAATGTGTTCCATTAGCTAAAGCTAGAGCTATGTCAGAAGGTCAAAGACGTTCAGCAGTTCAAAGAAAAAGAGCAGCAAGTAATGTTGGACCTAAACCTACTAACGTTAAAACTTTTGCAAATAGAAAAGATATGCGAGCAGGTGGATTAGTATAATGGGTGATATTGCATTAAGAGGACACGGTAGAGCAATGCTTGCAAATGGATCAACTCCAGCATGGCAAAGAAAAGAAGGTAAATCTCAATCGGGTGGATTAAATAAAAAAGGTATTGCATCTTATAGAGCTGCTAATCCTGGTTCTAAATTATCAATGGCAGTTACAACGAAGCCTTCAAAATTAAAACCAGGTTCTAAATCTGCTAAAAGAAGAAAGTCATTTTGTGCCAGAATGAAAGGTATGAAAAAAAGATTAACATCAGCCAAAACAGCAAGAGATCCTAATTCAAGAATTAACAAATCTCTTCGTAAATGGAACTGTTAATATAACCAACAAGGAGAAAGAATATGGACTCAGTAACATTTTTAAGCAAATTACAGAAGTTTATCAGAGAACAATACCAAGGAATTGGTGATTCTATGATATCGGGTAATGTTGACAGTATGGAAAAATACAAGTATATGCAAGGACAGGCAAATGCCTACCAAACAGTAATTCAGGAAATCTCTAACCTGCTAAACGAAGGAGCAAAAAAAGATGATAAAGGAAACGTTATCGACCTCGGAAAAGGAAGTTCCAAAGATAAACCTAGGTCTTGAAGAAAAGTATAAGGAACAAAAAGTTGAAGATAAAACTATAAGAGCAGAAAATATTTCTGAATCTTTAGTTGATAGTTTACCAACACCCTGTGGTTGGAGACTTTTAGTATTACCATTTACACCCAAAGATAAAACTTCAGGTGGAATAATCATATCACAAGAATCTTTAGACAAAGCACGAATCGCAACTAATTGCGGTTATGTTTTAAAGATTGGACCATTGGCATATATGGATAAAGAAAAATATCCAACAGGCCCGTGGTGCAAGGAAAAAGATTGGGTGATCTTTGCTCGCTATGCGGGTTCAAGACTACCAATCGAAGGCGGTGAAGTTCGTCTATTAAATGACGACGAAGTTTTAGGGACAATTAAAAATCCCGAAGATGTACTTCACTATATATAAACCATAGGAGAAAACTATGCCAGAAGACAAAAACGCAAAGACTGTTGACATAGATACATCTGGACCTGGAGCAGAAGTTGAATTCGAAACGAAACAACCTGAAGCAACAGAAATAGAGGTATCTAATGATAAAGACAATGTTAAGTCCGTTGACACATCTGCGCAATCTAATGAGCAGTCAGATGTTCAGACTAGCAAACAAGAAACAGAAAACAAGGACCAAGAAACAGGGTCCGAAGATACAGATAACAAGAAAGAATTAGAAGAATACAGTGAAGGTGTTAAGAAGAGAATAGCAAAATTAACTAAGAAGATGCGTGAAGCCGAAAGACAGCGTGAAGCTGCGATCGACTATGCACGTAAAATTCAAGTTGAAAAGGACTCTCTTGCTGGACGCCTTACCAAATTAGATACAGGTTATGTATCTGAAATGGAAAGAAGAATTAAATCATCTATGGAATCAGCTGCAGCTAGATTAGCTCAAGCTAGAGCCGATGGAGATTTAAAATCTGAAATAGCAGCACAAACTGAAATATCTAAATTAGGATATGAAGAAGCAAGACTTCTTGATCTAAAATCTAGACAATCAGAAGAAAAGGAAGTTGAAACAAAAATTCAACTAAATCAACAACAAGCTGTTCAACAAGAACAACCTATAACTCCAGATCCTAAAGCTCAAAGTTGGGCCGGTAAAAATACGTGGTTTGGACAAGATGAGGCAATGACGTACACAGCCTTTGGATTACACAAGAAACTTGTGGATGAAGAAGGATATGATGCTCAAAGTGATGAATATTATGCAGAAATTGATAAAAGAATAAGACTTGAATTTCCGCACAAATTTGCTACAACAGCATCAACGACACCTGTTAAACCAGTTCAAAATGTAGCTTCGGCTAATAGAAATGGTAAAAACAGTAATCGCAAAATTGTGAGACTCACGCCTTCTCAAGTAGCTATTGCTAAAAAATTAGGTGTGCCACTTGAAGAATATGCGAAACATATAATCACGAAGGAGTAAATGCATATGGAAAAAAACAAAAATATTAAGACCCCTCGTGCGAGCCAAACTAGGACTGCTGAAAAGAGACCTACAACTTGGACTCCACCGTCATCTTTAGATGCACCGCCAGCACCAGATGGTTTTAGACATAGATGGATTCGTTCTGAAGTCTTAGGCTTCGACGATACCAAAAATATGACTGGTAAAATGAGATCAGGATGGGAGTTAGTGAGAGCTGATGAATATCCAGGATCTGTTTACCCTGAAATCAAAGATGGTAAGCATGCGGGAGTAATCGGAGTTGGTGGCCTTGTGTTGGCAAGGATACCTGAAGAGATCGCAAAATCTCGAGAAGCTTATTTTAGGAAACAAATAGAAGCTCGAGAAGAAGCAATTGAAAACGATTTGTATAAGGATCAACACAAAAGTATGCCTATCAATAGTGAGAGGCAGACTCGTGTAACTTTTGGTGGTACGAACAAAAAGTAATTTTTTGGCAATACCAACAAGTTAAAAATAAACTTAAACAAGGAAAAAACTATGGCTAATAGATCATCAGTAGGTTTTGGATTAAGACCTATTGGAAAAATTGGTCAAAATAGAGATGCAGGCGGTTTAAGTGAATACCTAGTAAGTGATAGTCCAACTATCATTTATTTCAATGATGCTGTTACAGCTACAGCTGCTGGTACAATAGCAGTTGCTAGTTCATCTAGCATTATATTAGGTTCACTAAACGGTTCATTCTATACTGACCCAACAACTAAAAAACCAACGTTCCTAAATTACGTTCCAAGCGTTGCAGCGACTGATATCGTTGCATTCGTAAGTGACGATCCTTATGAACGTTTTGAAATAAGAACAAATAACACTGGCGCTTCGGCAGTAGCTGATATTTTCTTAAATGCGAATATTACTTACTTAGCGGGAAGCTCAGCAAACTACGTATCTAGATCAAGATTGAATGATGCAACGTTGCAAACAACGAACACTCTTCAATTACAGATACTTGGTTCAACAAAAGATACTGGTGACAATAATATTCTACAATCACACGTTGTGTGGGTTGCTAGAGTTAATAAACATCAGTTAACAACTACAACAGGAGTATAAGAATATGGCTATATCAAGAGGACAGCTAGTTAAAGAACTAGAACCAGGATTGAATGCTTTATTCGGCCTGGAGTACAAACGTTATGAAAATCAGCATGCTGAAATTTTTGACACAGAAACATCTGACAGAGCTTTTGAAGAAGAAGTAATGTTATCAGGTTTCGCAAATGCTCAAATTAAACCAGAAGGTTCTGGCGTTACATTTGACAATGCTCAAGAAACATTCACAGCTAGATACACACATAACACCGTAGCACTTGCTTTCTCAATCACTGAAGAAGCGATTGAAGATAACTTGTA